CCGATGATTTTTCTGGCGGATTTTTACAATTGTGCAGTGCAGCAAAACGCCGAGTCGCCTCGTGATGTGATCGTCATGACGTGCAGGCGTGCAGGCGCGCGCGTCCCTGCGGATGCTAACCATCCGGTTAGCCGCGTGATCGCGTCACCCGCGCGTCATGCACAGGCGTGCCCCCGGGCGTGCGCGCGCACCCCCACCCACCCACTCGCGCGCGGGCGGGCCCGATCCCCCACAGTATACACCCCCATCGATCCACGTTTGCGCACAGAAATTTCCGGTTCAGCGTTCAGACTCCCACCCCTGTAAAAATGCGACACCCCCGGGGGTTGTTTTTTCCGGCCTCGAAAATTTGAAATTTTGAAATCGTTACAGTGTAACGATTAGGTGTAACGATTAGCGTATCGATACGGTGTAACGATTAGTGTAGCGATTAAGGGCTCCTCTTTACATCTAGGCCTGAAGCACGATATGCTGCGTTGGAGCGGCGCTGGTGTCGATGGATGGGGAAACCCCTCTTTCTGTCTATTGGAACGGCGTCGCTCACCGGAGAATAGAATGGCTGACGAAGAAGAGGCCGGCGAAGAATTGTGGGCACAGACCGTGATGCACGGTGTGAACGGCGACACGTCGATGACGCCGGACGCTGTATTTGTGCGTCAGTATGTGAAGACTGGCGACGCGATGTTGGCGGTGAGTCAGGCTGGATTGACGGACAGTCGGTATCCATTGAGTGTGATGGCGGAGCATCATCTCTCGCGGCCTGAGATAAGGGCGGCGATTGAGATTCAGCAGCAGTTGATGAAGCAGGAGGAGAAGCGCCGCGCGCGGATGGCGGGTGGTTATTCGCTGCAGTTATTGCTGGATGATTTGGAGATTTTGCATCAGCAGGCGCGGGAGGGTGGTGCGTTTGCGCCGGCGATTAGCGCGAAGAAGGTGCAGGCGCAGATGCTGGGGTATTTGGATAAGACGGTTCACGTGACGCATTCGGTTGAGCCGCGCGAGATGACGACGGACGAGCTGAGGCGTCGGATTGCTGAGTTGAGTGCGCCGGCGTTGGAGGATAAGTCGATTATCGAGGGTGATTTCACGGAACTGAATAATGGCTGAGGCCGACCCCGAAAATCTGAAGGCGATGATGGAGGAGTTGCTGGCTCGTGAGGAGGCAGTGGACTCGTTGGCGAAGTATATTGAGTATGTGAGCGGGATGAAGCCTCCGAGGCACATAGAATTGCTATGTGAGAAGCTGGAGGCTGTGGCTGACGGGCGCATTAAGCGCCTGATGATCTCGATGCCTCCGGGCCATGCGAAGTCGTTTACGGCATCGCAGCACTTTCCGGCGTGGTATCTGTCGAAATATGGGAAGAAGAACCTGATCTGCGCGACGCACACGCAGGAGCTGTCGGATAGTTTCGGTCTGAAGGTGCGCAATCTGATGAAGTCGGACGAGCACCGGAAGGTTTTCCCGGAGGCCGGCATCAGTTTGGATAAGACGGCAGCGGGCGAGTGGATGACGCTCGAGGACGGGTCGTATAAGGCAACCGCTGTGGGTGCGTCGGTTACGGGTCGTCGCGGGCACATGCTGATCGGGGACGATTTGCTGTCGGGTATTGAGGCGGCTGAGTCGGAGTCGCACCGCAGGAAGCTTTGGGCGTGGTATAACAGCGATTTCTATACGCGGCGCGTGGACGATGACACGTCGATCATATTGATTGGGACGCGCTGGCACTTAGGCGATCACTTTGGGATGCTGGATCAGGAAGAGCGGGACGGCACGGGCGAGAAGTGGGAGCGCGTGATCCTGCCGGCGCTGGCGCTGGAGGATGATCCTCTGGGGAGAAAGCCCGGAGAGGCGCTCTGGGAGTCGCAGTTCAGCAAGGAAAATCTGGAGCGGATCAGGCAGCGGTCGTCGACGACGGCGCGCATGTGGTCGTCGCTGTATCAGCAGAACCCGGTCGTGGATTCGGGCGGTATCATTGACGGGACGTGGTTTAAGTGGTGGCGACAGCCCGAACCGCCGAAGGTGCAGTACGTCATTCAGGCGTGGGACACGGCGCTGACGGCGAATAAGACCTCGGCGTATAGCGCGTCGACGACGTGGGGCGTGTTCGAGGACGAGAACGGGGTTCCGAATATAATTTTGCTGAGCGCGTGGCGGGATCGGGCGGAGTGGCCGGTGCTGAGGCGCATGGTGCAGCGCATGGCGAACGATTACCGGGACGATAACTATAAGCTGCCGATTAAGCCGCAGCGGGGGCGCAAGCCGGACACGATCTTGGTGGAGGCGAAGGCGAACGGTCAGATGCTGATCTTGGATCTGGCGAAGGCGGGGCTGGTGGCGACGCCGTTTAACCCGGATAAGTTCGGCGATAAGATTGCGCGTGTGCGGCTGGTGACGGATCTGATCGAGAATGGTCGGGTGTGGCTGCCGGCAGCGGGCCCGACGTATCAGCAGTTGCGTAAATGGGCAGAAGAGTTCATGCAGCAGTGCATTCAGTTTCCGGCAGCGGATGCGCGGGACTGGGTCGACACGATGACGATGGCGTTTTTGAGGATCAAGCAGTCGGGTTGGGTGGCGAATGATGCGCGGGACTGGGTCGACACGATGACGATGGCGTTTTTGAGGATCAAGCAGTCGGGTTGGGTGGCGAATACGGAAGACCCGTATGAGGAGCGTTACGATACGCCACTTGAGCAGGCAGCGTTTTATTGATAGGAAGCAGCATGGCCCGTAGACCGACTAGCATCGCTGACACACTCCGCCCCGCTTATGAGGGCGTTGTGCCTATCGATATTGAAGATCCTGAGGGCGATGTTGAGTACGAGCTGGAAGACGACAGCACGCGCATCGTAGACGGTGCGCAGTTCACGGAATTGGAAGATGGCGGCGTTGAGATTGATCTCAATCCGGATCTGGATATTCCCGAAGAGGTGGCGTTTGACGCGAACCTCGCGCTTTACATGGACGATATGGACCTGAACGCACTGGGTGAGAACCTGCTGAGTGGAGTGGAGGAAGATCGTCAGTCTCGGGGTGAGTGGGAGGCCACGATGTCCGAGGGTATCAAGCTGATGGGCTTGAAGATTGAAGACCGCTCAGTGCCGTTTAAGGGCGCGTGTGGGGTGTTCGACCCTCTCTTGGCAGAGGCTGTGGTGCGCTGGCAGGCTGTGGCTTGTGGTGAGTTATTGCCGGCTGGCGGCCCGGTTAAAACGCAGGTGGTTGGCGTGGCGAATGAGCAGTTGGAGGCTCAGGCGTCGCGTGTTCAGCAGTTCATGAACCTGTATCTGACGGAATTGGCCCCAGAATTTTACGAAGAGTTCGACCAGATGCTGTTCTGGCTGTCACTGGTGGGCTCGACGTTTAAGAAAGTTTATCAAGACCGGCTGCTGGGACGCCCAGTGAGCCGGTTTGTTTTGCCGGATAACTTCATCGCGGCCTATGGCACGACGGATCTGGCGACCAGCCCGCGCTTCTGCCACATTTCGCCGATGACGCGCCGGAATTTCCGTTTGGCGCAGCTATCTGGCGTGTATCGCGACATTAAGGTCGGTGATCCGCAGCCGGATGACAGCTCGCAGACGCCGATTCAGGCTGAAGTTGACGGCGTTCAGGGCGTTGAGCCGGGCGCTGAGGGCACGGAAGAGTACCGTGTCTACGAAGTTTATGCCGATTTGAACCTATCTGGGTTCGAGAACGAGGACGGCATTCCGTTGCCGTATATCGTGTCGATCGAAGAGGGGAGCCGGAAGGTTCTCTCGATTTATCGGAACTATGAAGAGAACGATCCGACGTTCCAGCGTCGTGCGACGTTCGTCCACTATAAGTTCATGCCGGGCGTTGGCTTCTATGGCTTGGGCTATGCGCACTTGCTGGGCAATTCGGCGAAGACAGCGACATCGATCCGTCGTCAGCTGATTGACGCGGGTACGCTGAATAACTTCCCGGGTGGTCTGCGCGTGAAGGGCATGCGCATCGAGGACAATAACATCGGGATTGGCCCGACCGAGTTCCGTGAAATTGATACGGGCGGCCTGCCGATCCAGAACGCGATCATGACGATGCCCTATAAGGAGCCGTCGCAGGTATCGCTCGAGCTGTTGAGGGAAACCTATGAATCCGCCCGCAACCTTGCGAACACAGCCGAAATCGCGGTGGGAGAAGGCCGTCAGGACGCGCCTGTTGGAACGACGGTTGCGCTCATGGAGGCTGCGACCCGCCTACAGTCGGCCACACTGAAGCGTGCGCATAAGGCGTTTAGCCGCGAGCTGAAGCTGATTGCGGACCTGTTCGGCAAATATCTGCCGGATACGCCGTATCCGTTCCCTGTTCGTGGCGGCATGTCGGCGATCATGAAGGAAGACTTCGCGAATAACATCGACGTTATTCCGGTGTCGGACCCGAACATTTCGTCGTCGGCTCAGCGCATGATGCGCGCCGAAGCGCTGTTGCGCTTTGCCACGCAGCAGCCGGACCAGCACAATATCCGCGAAGCCTATCGTCAGATGTACGTCGAGATGGGCATCCCCGAAGAGAAGATCAATTTGCTGCTGAAGCAGAACGCGCCGGAAGCAAAGCCGCTCGATCCGCTCACGGAGAACCAGAATGCGATCCTCGGGGCCCCGCTGAAGGCCGCTCCGTATCAGGATCACGACGCGCACATTGCGGCACACGCGCCGATTGCTGCGGAAAATCCATCGCTTCAGGCGCACATCAACGAGCACTTGGCTCTGAAGATGCGCGTGCAGGTCGAACAGCAGATCGGTCAGCCGTTGCCGCCTCCGGGCACGCCGCTGCCGCCTGAGATTGAAAACCAGATCGCCGTCATGGTCGCACAGGCCATGCAGCAGCTCGCGCCGATGTATCGTCCGCAGGAGCAGCCCGACCCGTATCTCGAGGTTGAGCAGGCGAAGATCGCTCAGAAGGACCGGAAGGCCGAGATTGATGCGCAGTCGCGTGAGCGGGTGGCGGAGATCACGGCAGCAGCCGATATGGCTGATACTGCGGCCCGAGAGCGGACGGCAACGCTGCGTGTGTTTGCTGATCTGGCAGATAATCCTGCGCCACCTGAACCCTACTCCGTCCAATTTCTTGGAGATCAACAATGAAGATGAGTGATCTGCGGGCGAAGGCTCGCGCAATCTTTGGCCCGGCCAATCCTGAGCCGATGCCGAACCAGCCGAATGGTGCAAAAGCCCTGCAACAGCGCGCGAATGCGCGTCCGATCCCGACCTACAAGGTGGGTGGTGTTGTGAAGAAGGCTGCCGGCGGCATGACGAAGCCGAAGCTCTCGGATGCTGAGCGCAAGATGGGCGATGCTCTGATGATGACCCGCAAGGGTAAGGAAGTCATGGACGCTCAGAAGCGCATGGAAGCCGTAAAGGAAATGGAGCGCCGCAAGAAAGCCGAAGCTGCTGATAAGCTTCTCGGCATTCGCATGAAGAATGGCGGCAAAGCTGGCTGCTACGCTGATGGCGGCGACGTTACAGCTGATCGCATTAAGGCTCGCATGGCTGCCGGCAATTACAAGAAGGGCGGCAAGGTTCAGAAGAAAGCTAACGGCGGAATTTTAGACCGCGTTGGACGGGCAATTTCCGATGTAGCGAATCAAGATAAAATGAAGAAATATGGGATTCCGAAAGGGGAGCGCCCGAGCGCGCCATCTGGTGCTGATAAGAAACGCGACGAAGCTCCATCGGATCGCGGTAACAAGGCTCCTGTCACGGTCACGCCTACCGCTCCAAAGACGCAGACGGTTAAACTTACCGCGCCAAAGACGCAGACCGTTAAGCTGAATGAAAAGAAGAAGTATGTGAAACTTAACCCGCACAAAGACGGCGGCAAGGTTCAGACTTCTGCTGACACTGCCAAGAAGCTGGCGACCGAAATGGGCGGCATGAAGAAGGGCGGTAAACCGAAGGATGGTCTGGCTGTCATGATCGCTATTGGCAAGCCGATGAAGAAGCCTGTGAAGAAAGCCGTTGGTGGCGCTGGTAAAACCCGCAAGGGCATGGCCCCCATCAAGAAAGCTCAGGGCGGTGCCGCTAAGGTCCGCAAGGGGATGATGTCGCCGACGGGTGACATCAAGAAGGTCGTCACGCCGAAGAAGGGCATCGGTGGGATGTAAACGGGGGTACCCGTGGCGGCCCGGGTAATGACCGCCATATAAAAAACCGGAGAACACAATATGAGCGCAGAAGAACTGCGGAACAGGACCGCACAGCGGATCTCGGATTTGCGCGACCGCGCGATAGAGTATTCATTAAATGCAAGGTTTAGGCCTTCGGCGCATGGCAGTTCATACATGCCAGCGACGACGGCAGAAGAGATTGCCCTTCAGGTTCTGGAGGGGAATGCGTTGGCGCGTGCATACACGTCAGCGCTTGAAGTTATGAATGATGAGTTCAAGCGCATGATGCAGCCAGATGAAGAGCGAAAACCGGAGCAACCAAGAGGGAGTGCATACTAATGAGCATGAGTAACATCGAAGAGCACGAAGAAGCCGAAGCTAAGGCATTGATTGATCAGCATTTTATTGAGATGACTGGCAAGCCGTTTGACATGCGTCCGGCTGGCTATCTCGTGGCTGTGAAGATCTATGTGCGGCCTGAAGAGCTGAAGACGATCACGCAGGAGGACGGCACCGAGGTGACCCTTTACCTGCCTGATACTGTCCGCGCTGAGGACAAGTACAGCTCCGTTTCGGCTTTGGTCTGCGCTGTTGGGCCCGAAGCCTATCAGGGTGAGAAGTTCGAGCGTTCTGGCCCTTGGTGTAAGCCGGGTGACTGGATTCTGATCCCCCGCTACGAATCGACGATGGTGTCGTATCGCGGCGTGGCAATGGCCCTCCTCCCCGATGATCGCGTCATGGCTGTCATCACTGGCCCTGAGGACGTTATGTCCGGCAAATTTGCCGGCGACTTTTAAGGAGTAGGTTATGTCAGAAGAAACAGAAGTTCCAGAACTTCCGCTGATCGAAGATGGCCAAACCGAGGACGTTGAGATTGAGATCACTGAAGAAGATCTCGAGGATATGCCCGGTGATTTTCCTGAGGATGTGATCGAAGAAGAGGCATCCGAAGAGGAAGAGCCGCAGCAGGAGGAAGAGCAAGAAGAAGAGCAGCAGGAAGAGACGGCTGAGGAGGAAGAAGCTCCGAGGCCCAAGCGCTCTGCTGATCGTCGGATTGCCGAGCTTGCACGCAAAGCTGCCGAAGCAGAGCGGCGCGCGCAGGAAGTAGAAGCCCGTCTGGCGCAGGCTGAAGCTCAGCGTCAGCAGTCAGACATGGCGATGATGACGCACTATGAGCAGCGCCTCATCGGCCAGTCTCAGGTGATCAAGCAGCAGCTTATCGACGCACATTCGATTGGCGATAGCGAGCGCATCGTCGAGCTTCAGGGCGAGTATTACAAACTCCAGACCGACCTGAACTCAATCGAGAACTGGAAGGCTCAGCAGGAGCTGACGCAGCCTCAGCCTAAGCAGGCTGTGCAGCCCCAGCCTCAACCTCAGCCCGAGCGTCAGGCATCGCAGCCTACGCTTGAGCCGCGCACAGCAGACTGGATCCAGCGCAACACTTGGTTCCAGCCCAACTCTCCTGACTTTGATCCTGAGATGCACGAAGAGGCGACGATCCACGCTCGCCGTATCGAACGTCGCTATCGGGCTGAAGGTCGCGAGGATGAGATCGGTGGGATTGAATACTTCACCGAGATCGATCGTATCATGCAGAGGGAGTTTCCTGATGCATTCAGTGAGCGCGTAGCACCAACCAAGAAAGTACCACCTATGAGCCGTGAATCAAATGTCGCTCCGGTGCAGCGTAGCGCGGCCCCGGGTCAGCCTTCGAAGAAATCTACAACTGGGAAGCTTAGTGCAAACGAGCGCACTCTTGCTCGTAGCATGAATGCTTCTGGTGCGTTCCCGAAGATAAACGGCGTTCGCATGACGGACGAACAAGCTGAAAAGTACTTTCTCATTCACAAGAAGAAATAAGGAGCCTGACACATGGCACGATCATCACGCATGGCGCAGTCTCGCGCCGCAGAATCCCGCGAAGCTGGGCAGCGCAAGCGCCCCGAGACCCACTTCCAGTCGAAGCTCTATGTCCCCAAGGACAAGATCCCGTCTGGCATGACCTATGCTTGGGTCCGTGAGTCGACGCTGAACGAGCCCGATCCCGATAACATGACGGATCGCATGATCCGAGGCTGGCAGCCGGTTCCGGCCAACCGCCACCCTGAGATGGTTCCTCCTCCGCTTCCCGGTTATGAAGGCATGGAAGTCAGCGTCATCCGTCGTGGCGGCCTGATCCTGTGTGAATGCCCGACGCGCGACGTTGAAGAGCGCAATGCAGATCGGGATCTGGAAAACATCGAAACGCTGCAGGATGTGGCATGGACTGGTCAGGCTGATCCTAACCTTCCGCGCATCGACGAGAGCAGTGTGGGCTTTGAACGGGTTACCTCCTTTAAGGATTAACCTCCGGTCGCGGCGGGGGCCCCTCTCTCGTCGCGCCTAACTGCCCCGTCTAGCTGGTCTGGGCGGGGTCTTTTTATTCAACGTTGACAGTGTATCTAGGGTAATATACTTTCCGCGTACTCGATGGTGGTCACGTATCCACCAACTTCGATGGTGGTCACGTATCCACTAACCTAGATCGATTGCCGTTACGTATCGGCAGACAAACCTTCAAACTTCAGCATGGAGAAACCGTATGGCTTACGGCACCAATGCGCCTCAGGGTCTCGTACCCGTCAAGAAGCTCGATGGCTCTGCTTGGACCGGCGCGACAAATTCTTATCAAATTGTCACAACCTACGCGACTGCCATTTTCCGTGGCGATCCCGTCACGATTGGTTCGACTGGCTACCTCGAAGTCGGCACTGCGGGCAACGCCTGCGTCGGCGTGTTCTGGGGTGTTAAGTACACCGACAGCACGGGCGTGGTTAAGTTCATGAACTACTGGCCCGGCAACCCGGGCGTTCTCACCGGCTCGACCGTCGAAGCTTTGGTTATCGACGATCCCGACACGGTGTTCACCGCTCAGGAAACCAGCGGCACCGGCACTGCCGGCACCCCGCTTGCTCTGGCTGATCGCGGCCTGAACATCAACTTCCTGTACACTGCTGGTTCGACATCGACGGGTACGTCGGCTGTGTCGCTCAACAATGCTACGGAAGCTGCGGGTTCGACGCTGAACTGCAAAATCATCGACCTCGACCCAACCCCGGGTAACGTCGTTGGCAACTTTGCTAACTGGCTCGTGACCATCAACAACCACCTCTACCGGGGTGGCGTGACTGGCGTCTAATCGGCCAAGCAGGGAGACATAAGAAATGGCTATTAACACAACCGCAATTCGCGACCTGCTCCGTCCCGGTCTGGCTGCCGTTTTCGGCGACTATCCGATGTATCCGGGTCAATGGTCCGAAATCTTTGAAAAGCACACGTCCGATAAGGCTGTCGAAATCGAAGTCGAAGTCAAGCTGCTTGGCCTCGCTCAGATTAAGGCAGAAGGTGCTTCGACCGCTTACGGCGAAATGGGTCAGCGCTATGTAACGAACTATGTGAACCGTTACACCAGCATCGGCTTCATCATCACCCGTCAGGCGATCAAGGACAACCTGTACCAGTCGTCGTTCCCGCTGCAGGCGAAGGCTCTTCGTCAGTCGATGGAACAGACCAAGGAAGT